CCGCTGATCATTGCGGCACTGAAAGATCCTGATATTGAAGAACTGCCCACAGACTTTGATCGTGGACTGGACTTCAGCATCACAAAGACCAGCAAAGGTCAGTATGCAGACTATGCCACAAGCAAGTGGGCTCGCAAAGAGTCATCACTTACTCAGGCAGAACGGGCAGCTATTGATGCTTATGGTTTGCACAACTTGAGCGAATTCCTTCCCAAGAAGCCAGGTGATACTGAACTGGCAATCATGAAGGAAATGTTTGAAGCCAGTGTGGATGGTTCCACATATGATGAATCACGCTGGGGTCAGTACTTTAAACCAGCTGGTCTGGGCGGCACCTCCAATGCAGATGCAGATGATGTACCTGCTGCTCGCCCAGCACCAGTGGCTCGTACAGTGGCAGCACCTGTTGTGGAAACACCTGAAGATGTGCCGTTTGCAACTGATGAAGAAGTGGCAACCGCGTCAGCACCAGTTACCACAGAAGCAGCCAAAGGCAGCGGTGGTGACCGCGCAGCAGAGATCCTGGCTATGATCCGTAACCGTAAAACTGCCTAATTTATACAGCCAGGTAGATTGACTCTACCTGGCTTTTTCACTTATAATGTATAATATTAACAAAGGGCACAATTATGGCAAAACCATTTGACCTGAGTAAATTCAGGAAAGATCTGACTAAGAGTATTGACGGACTTAGTATCGGATACAACGACCCCACAGACTGGGTCAGCACAGGCAACTACACACTAAACTATTTGATTTCTGGCGATTTTTATCGTGGCATTCCACTGGGCAAGGTCACAGTGTTTGCTGGCGAATCAGGAGCAGGCAAGAGCTACATTTGTTCAGGCAACATTGTCAAGAACGCACAAGAGCAGGGCATCTATGTGATCCTGATTGACAGTGAAAATGCTCTGGATGAAGATTGGCTCAAAGCATTGGGTGTGGACACCAGCGAAGATAAACTGCTGAAACTGAACATGGCTATGATTGATGATGTGGCAAAGACTTTGTCAGAATTTATCAAAAGCTACAAAGCCATGTCAGTGGAAGATCGTCCCAAGGTGCTGTTTGTTATTGACAGCTTGGGTATGTTGCTCACTCCTACTGATGTGAATCAGTTTGAAGCTGGTGACATGAAGGGTGATATGGGTCGTAAGCCCAAGGCACTTACAAGTCTTGTACGCAACACTGTAAACATGATCGGTAGCTTGAACATCGGTATCGTTGCTACTAACCATACCTATGCATCACAGGACATGTTTGATCCGGATGACAAGATCTCAGGCGGTCAGGGTTTCATCTATGCCAGCAGCATTGTTGTTGCTATGAAGAAGTTAAAGCTGAAAGAAGATGAGGATGGCAACAAGACGTCAGAAGTCAACGGTATTCGTGCTGCATGTAAGATCATGAAAACCCGTTATGCCAAGCCCTTCGAGAGCGTACAGGTCAAGATCCCCTACAGCACTGGCATGAGTCCCTATTCCGGACTATTGGAAATGTTTGAGTCTCAGGGTATGGTAACCAAAGACGGCAACAAGCTGAGTTACACCAGCCCAGTCACTGGCGAGATTATCAAAGAATTTCGCAAAGGTTGGACTGATGAAAAACTCAACATAATTATGTCTGAACATGCTGCTAAGTATGCCGAGCTTGGCAAAGCTCTTACAGCATCCGAATCAGAGGAAACAACAGATGAGTGATACTAGCGAATTGTTGGTACAGTTTTGGACCACAGTGCGAGAATATATTCCAGCCAAAGATAGACAAATGGCTGCGGATCATGTTATTAATGAACTTGTGGAATTGGGAATCAGTGATCAGGATCTGCAAGAACTATCAGTGGATAGGATCATGACCAATGCCATTAGTGAACATGTGGATGTGGCTGAGACTGAAGAAGATTTTGATGAATGAGTACTTGGTACACTAAAGTCAGCAACAACATGGCGGCTATTCCAGACTTCATTGGATTTTATGAAGCAGAACTGGAAAGGGCTCGTCGTGATGTGGCAGTAAGTGGTAATGTGGAAAAGAACATCAGTGCATTGCCAGGCATAACTGAGCATCGTTTCAATCAACTACAAGAGATTGAAGCGGTGCTCAATCTGCTTAACATACAACTACGCAAGTTGCGACGCACTCACTTTCAGAAATATCTGGAGCATTACAATCGGGCACTGACCAGTCGTGATGCTGAAAAGTATGTGGATGGTGAACCTGAAGTTATTGACTTTGAAACTATTATCAACGAAGTTGCACTGCTACGCAACAAATGGCTGGGCATTATGAAAGGCCTGGACAGCAAACAATGGCAAATGAGCAGCATTGTTAAACTCAGAGTAGCAGGAATGGAAGATATTACTCTATGAAAACACTTATTATTGGTGGCAATGGCTATGTGGGCAGTGCTCTGCAACAACATCTGTGGAAGAACAATCAGGAAGTGGACAGTTGGGATTTGTTGCTGTTTCCACAAGATCTCAACTACAGTATAAACAAAGACTATGCCACAGCAGAAGAATGGGAATTGGCTGATTACGATAATATTATTTTATTAGCTGGGCACAGCAGTGTGGCCAGTTGTGAGAATAATTTTTCCGATGCTTGGCGCAACAGTGTGGACAATTTTATCAATTTGCTTGGTAAGATAACACCGCAACAGAGATTGATATATGCCAGCAGTGGCGGTGTTTATGGTAATATCAGCACCAAAGAATTCTGGTCAGAATCTGATACTGATTATACTCCAGTTAATACCTATGATCTGACCAAGCATACCATCGATCAGATTGCACTGTTACATATTAATCAAGGTTACCAGATTACTGGATTGAGATTTGGTACCATAAATGGGTCAGCACCCAACATGCGTGTGGACCTGATGTTAACCAGCATGGTAGCCAGTGCTATGGAAATGGCAGTAGTTAGTGTGACCAATCCAGGAATATATCGTGCAATTTTAGGTGTACCTGATTTGTGTCGCGCTATAGACATTTTATTAACCACAGAGGAATATGTGCCAGGGGTTTATAATCTCAATAGTTTCAATGGCAAAGTAGCAGAATTTGCCATAGCAGTGGCTAAAGCTACTCAAAGTGATATTGAGCAACACAGCGATAAACCAGGAGTTTATAACTTCAAATTAGATAATACTAAATTCTGTAACACTTATAACTTTAAATTTCAGTGTACAGTGGAATCTATAATAGAAGACCTAAAAAAAAACTATCAACACTGTAATAACAGTATAAGAAACCAGAATTGGAAATATAATGTCAGATAATATGCGTAAATTAGACACATGCATGTGTTGTGATAGTCCTGATCTCAAATTGATCCTGGACCTGAATACACAGCCTTTGGCCAACAGTTACAAAAAGAGCAAAGAAGAAACACAGGAAGAATATCCTTTAGCAATGAATGTGTGTGAGCATTGCTATCATTTGCAATTAACACATGCTGTTAATCCTGATCTCATGTTTAAAAACTATCTGTATGTGTCAGGTACAAGTCAAACTATGAAAGATTATTTTGATTGGTTTGTGGGATTTACTCGAGAGTATTTCAACCATGATCCACACAGTGTATTGGATGTGGCGTGTAATGATGGCAGCCAGCTCAACAGTTTCAAAGCAGCTGGCTTCAGTACCTATGGCATTGATCCAGCAAGCAACTTGCATGAGATCAGCAGTGCCAGTCACACTGTGATCTGTGACTATCTCAAGCCAGTACATGCCAATGTGTTTCCCAAAATGGATATTGTGATAGCACAGAATGTTCTGGCACACAATGCCAATCCACAGGAGTTTGTCAAAACCATCAGCAACATCATGCACGATGGCAGTTTGTTCTTTGCACAGACCAGCCAGGCTGACATGATCCGCAACAACGAATTTGATACCATCTATCATGAGCATCAGAGTTTCTTTCAGATACACAGCATGAACGCTCTAGCCAAGTCTGCTGGACTAAATTTGATTGATGTGGTAAGAACACCTGTACATGGCAACAGTTTTGTGTTTGTATTGAGCAAAGCTCGTAAACAGCCAGCCAGATTAAAAAACTTATTGGACATGGAAAAAGCCGCTGGACTGACCAACTTGGACACCTATATCACATATGGCAAACAAGCCAGCAAGCTGGTCAATCATCTGAATGACACTGTGCGTGACATGCGTAGAGAAGGCAGAATCATTGTGGGTTATGGTGCAGCAGCCAAAGGCATGACACTGTTGAACTTCAGTCAGATCAAACCAGATTTTATAATTGATGACAATCCGCTCAAACAGGGATTGTTCTGTCCAGGCAACAATGTACCCATTGTGGACATCATGTATCTGGGGCAGTATGCCAATCAGAAGGTCTGCTTTATACCACTGGCTTGGAACTTCTACGATGAGATTGTCACTAGGATTAAGAAAGTCCGTGATAACCCTGATGACAAGTTTGTCAGATATTTCCCAGAGATCACTATTACATGAATAAAACTGTAATCAGTCATTTCTATAATGAAGAATATCTGTTGCCCTGGTGGCTCAGTCATCACAAAAAGTATTTCGATCATGGCATCATGATCGATTACCACAGCACTGACCGCAGTCGTGAAATTGTTCGTGAGATTTGCCCAGACTGGGAAATCAGAACCAGTCGCAATCCAGACTTTGATGCCATCAACTGTGATGCTGAAGTTCGTGATATTGAACTCAGCATCACAGGCTGGAAGTCAGCACTGAACACCACTGAGTTTTTGATAGGCAACTATCAGAGACTGAATGATGTGCCTGATCAGCAGTTGGTTGTGGGCAGTTTTGTAATGGTGGATCATGCTGAGCAGGAACCTGTTGCACAAGTAACACACGATAGATTGTTGTGGCAGCAGCGCACCTGGGGTTATACCTGGGACTGGGCTCACACACATGGCGTAGGGCATCGCTGGGGGCGTAGCATACACAACACACCCACTGTCACTTATCCTGTACAAGCTGGCAGACATCTGTTTGATATAAATTGTACAGATTTGGTTATATTGTGGTATGGTTACAGCCCAGATACACCAGAGATGTGGCAGCGTAAAATGCAAATTGCACAAAAAATGAGTGATCGTAATGTACAGTTGGGCATGGGCTTACACCATAATAAGACCATGCAAGAACATCTGGCAGACAAAGCTGGCTATGCCAAGTATTGTGTTGATTTGACCAACAGAATACAGAAACTAGTGGAATTATCAGATGCGTAAAACAGTACTATGTCATTTCTATAACGAAGAATATTTATTGCCCTGGTGGTTAAATCATCACAAGCAAATTTTTGATCATGGTGTCATGATCAATTATGCCAGCACAGATCGCAGTTGTGAAATCATTCGTGAGATTTGCCCCAGCTGGGATATTATTGACAGTCGTAATCCAGACTTTGAACCTTTTGGTGTAGACTTTGAAGTAATGGATATTGAACGCCAGATCACAGGATGGAAAACCTGTTTGAATATTACAGAGTTTTTGGTGGGCGATTACAGCATACTGGATAATGCAACAGAAAACACACAGTTTATTGCACCAGTGTTCACATTTATTGACACTGATCGTGAGCGTGAGCCAGACTATGACAAACCCATATGGGCGCAAAAGACACATGGGTTCAGTTGGAAAGATCAGATCAATGAGCGCAGTCCACGCAGTATACACAATTACGATTTCCGTTATAGTGTGCCAGGCAGACATTGTGCCAGTCACAACACTGAGCAGCTAGCCATATTCTATTTTGGCTGGTGTCCTTTTAGTCCAGGGCTGTTACACCGTAAATTGCAAGTTCAAACTAGACTTCCAGCATCCGCACGAGCAGCTCGCATGGGCACACACCATGTTTTTCTGTGGTCACATCAGGGATGGATCCCCAGTGATCATCAGACTGGGGAAAACTTGTTGTACAGACTGGACACCAGTATGATCCCAGCTAGCAGAGACATCAGTGCTGAGATAGAACCATTTGTCACAGCTAATGATACCTATGCAGCTCATATCAATAACATAATGAACATTGAAAGTGCCTGGCATGGGCATCGCAAGTTTGCCAATTGGTTAACTGAACATCTAAAACCACAAATCACAGTGGATCTGGGAGTGGATTATGGATTCAGCACATTTGCCCTAGCAGAGAGCAACCCAGGACATGTGTATGGCATTGACATGTTTCAGGGAGATGAACATGCTGGATTTAGAGACACAGGTGAATTTGTATTAAGCTATCAGAGTCGCAATGGTATTAAAAATGTAACTTTTGTAAAAGGCACATTTGATCAGGTAGCTGAGCAATGGTCCATATCCATAGATATTCTACATATTGATGGGTTGCATACTAGGGAAGCTATAACCAATGATTATACTAACTGGATTAAATTTGTACACCCAAACGGCATAATTCTCATGCATGACATAGTTACTTTTGCAGATGTGAAAGATTTTTATAATAGCATCAGATTACCCAAACTTTTCTTTGTAGAATCACATGGTTTAGGGGTAGTTAGTCGCGATCCAGATTTAATTAACTACATTTCCAGCGTTTTTTCCACAAGTCAGCAAGGTAACATAGATTAATATTGCATTGCAAAATTACTTGTGTTAATATTCTAGCATAAATAATCTGACTGCTTGTTCAACAACAGAACTTCTATATAGTAGTTGACACGCACCGGTGTTTTGTATATACTACCTGTGTAGTGTAATTTAAAAAAGAGGAAAAGAAAATGAAAAAGATAATCGCAGCAGCCCTTCTGGTATTTGCAGCATCTTCAGCGTTAGCTGGTGATCTGCCTAGCAAGAAGGCAACCCCAGCCGCTCCAGCAGCAGTAACCGCTCCTGAAAGTTGGTATGTGGGTGTTAATGCTGGTGGTGCAGTAAAGTTGGATCGTACAGTAACCGATAACCCTGCCACCGTTGGCGGCGTCGTTGGATACAAGTGGAATCCAATCTTCGCAACTGAAATCACAGTCGATGAACAGTTCAAGAAGGCTGACCAGAAGGCACAAACTCGCGTTGTAGCTAATGGTGTTGTGACTCCATTCGGTAGTGTATTTGGCTTTAGCCCATATGCACTGGCTGGTGTAGGCGTTCAGAATCACGATTTCCGTGATGGTGTACGCAACAACAACAAGACTGTCTACAATGTAGGTGGTGGCGTGAAATACGCCATTGCCAAGAACTGGGAAGCTGATGCTCGTTACCGCTATATTAATACTTGGAGCGATGGCACCAAGATTAAGGATAACAACATCGTTACTCTGGGTCTCAACTACAAGTTCTGATAACAACTCAAAAGTTATTGTGAAAAAGACGGCTTCGGCCGTCTTTTTTATTGACTAAAATAGTTTTGTTATATACAATGGATACACAGATACCAAGAGGAAAAAAATGAAATTTGTAACAGTTATGGACATGTGGTTATTGATCATTAACATCGGCCTGATGGGTTTTATCATCTACTTTGGTCGTAATTTGCTTAAAACTATGACCAGATTGATGCATGTGGGTGAACAGCGTGAAAACAACACTGAGCGTCAACGCTGTATTAAATTGATAGAAGCAGAGCTGGAACACTACAAAGTGATCAATGATATGCATACAGATGCGGAAGCCAATCAGGTTGTTCACACTCTGGAATATGTATTAGAACAAATTAAAAAAGGTAAATGATGACCGAAAATAAAATATTTTGGCATGTCAACGAACTCAACGGATGGCAGACCGTAATCAACGAACAATGGGATCTTATCAAATCCAGTGGATTATTGGACAACTGTAGTGAAGTTGTGATTTGTACCAATGGGCAACCCTGGACATTCCAGCCCTGGATCAACGAACAAAAATGCGACAAGATCCGCGCTATTAATGTGCATAACAGTGCCAATCACTGGGAATGGCCCACACTCAACTACATGCATCACTTGGCCAAAGAGTCAGAAGTAAACTACAACATTCTGTATCTGCATCTCAAAGGACTAACTCGTGTGGGCAATCCCAATGTGGACGATTGGCGTGCATTTATGAATTGGTCAGTGATTGAACGCTGGGCAGACTGCACAAGCAAATTAGATCAAGGTTACGATGCTGTCAGTTGTAACTGGGAAACTGATCCCTGGCCACATTTTTCAGGTAACTTCTGGTGGGCTAGCAGTGATTATGTCAAACGGTTGGTGGATCTGAGACACCCTGCAGACAGCATGAGATTAAATGCCACACAGTTTAAACGACATGAAGCTGGTGGTCCAGTGTGGCGATTCGACTACGAAGCATGGGTAGGATCAGGAGATCCAAAATGGTTCGAGATAGCTAAAAGCTTCGATGAAGGCGGAAAACATTACCTTCAACGCTATCCAGCTGAACTTTACCGTTGACAAATGTCGCTCCTGTGTTATATTGGGTTATAAGCAGTAAACACAGGAGCAATTAATGCAAGCGTTGGAAACAGATCAGCAAGTCATGGAGCGCATCGCAGAGCGTTTCGACATTCTGGAAGACATGGCACAGGCTGTCAAAGAAGGCGATGTTCGTGCCATGATCGTAGTGGGTCCGCCAGGCGTGGGCAAGAGCTACGGTGTACAGAGCAAACTGGAAGAATCAGGATTGCTGGACGAAGTAGCTGGCAAGACCAAATATCAAGTGGTCAAAGGTGCCATGACAGCCCTGGGCCTTTATGCCAAACTGTTCGAGTTCAAAGATCCCGGATGCGTGTTGGTATTTGACGACTGTGACACTGTGCTCATGGAAGACCTCAGCTTGAACATTCTCAAGGCTGCACTGGACAGCAGCAAGAAGCGTATGATCCACTGGAACGCAGACAGCAACCTGCTTGCCCGCCAAGGCATCCCCAACCACTTTGAATTTAAGGGTGGGGTTATTTTTATCACCAACATCAAATTTGACCATGTTCGCAGCAAGAAGCTTCGCGATCATCTGGATGCTTTGCAAAGCCGTTGCCACTACATGGATTTGACTTTGGACACCGAACGCGATAAATATCTGCGTATTCGGCAGATTGCAGAATCTGGCGCTTTGTTCTCAGACTATCGCTTTGAGGGCAATGAAGCCAACGAGATTCTGGAATTTATGAAAGAGCACGCCAAGAGCTTCCGCGAGATGAGCTTGCGTACTGCTCTCAAACTGGCAGACTTGCGTAAGAGCCAGCCAGACCGTTGGCAGCGGGTCGCTAAGATTACCGTAATGGGGAAGTAGATGAAACAATTTGATATCAAAGGCATTGTAACCAAACCTGGACAGCCCACAGTGCAGTTTCAGTTGACAGTCAATGCCAACGACCAGGCGAGTGCTCGTCGCCTGGTCATGATGCAATATGGTGCTGGTGGAACTGTGACAATAAATCGTCTGATTGAGAAGAAAGGCAAGTAATATGGATTTGGTAACTGCAAGCGTGATGTTTGTGTTGTTTATGGTAGCAATTTATGTGAATTATCGTCTGGGTTACCGTAAAGGCGTGCATGGTGGACATCAGTATGGTGTGTACGAGACTGTGAGCTGGCTGGTGGATAAAGGCTATATGTCAGGTACACACGCCGAAACTGGCAAACTGGTGTCAGTAAAAGATTTGACAGATAAAGTATTGGCAGAGCTGGAACAGCGGCGACCACAATTAACATACGATGATGTGAAATAACACCGCAACAGCGGTGTTTTTTTATCGCTTTTCACTATGAGAGTTGTTATATTAAACCTATGCTGTGCAAAATTATCATTAAAGATGAAGTAAACTGCAAGATCGAGGGACTGGATCTGACTACCAGACAGCGCCTGGTAACCAAGTTCAAGTACGATGACCCCAAAGCTAGATATCTGCCCAGCGTCAGATTGGGCAGATGGGACGGCAAAGTGCCCTACTTTAATCTGGGCGGCACTTCCTTTGTAAATATGCTGCCAGAGATCATAGAGTATCTGAGCGAGCGCAACTGGGACTTTGAACTGTCCGATTTGCGCCCTGTGCGTGAGCCCTTTGAGTTCACAGAGATCACAGCTGACACATTCAGTGACAAAACCTGGCCCCAAGGACATCCAGCTGTGGGGCAACCTGTGGTACTCCGCGACTATCAGATGGAAATTATCAATCGCTTCCTGGAAAACGCACAGTGTCTGCAAGAGGTGGCCACTGGTGCTGGCAAGACGCTGATGACAGCGGCACTCAGCTACAGTGTGGAGCAGTATGGCCGCAGTATTGTAATTGTGCCCAACAAGGATCTGGTCAGACAGACTGAGCGAGACTATCGCAATCTGGGCTTGGATGTGGGCGTTTACTTTGGCGATCGCAAAGAGCTGGGCAAGACGCATACCATTTGCACCTGGCAGAGCCTGAACATCATGTTGAAAAACACACAGAACCATGAAGCTGATGTAACCATCCAGGAGTTTCTAGAGGGTGTGATATGTGTTATGGTTGACGAAGTACACATGGCCAAGGCAGACGCACTCAAAACCTTGCTCACAGGTGTCATGGGCAATATCCCCATCCGTTGGGGGTTAACTGGCACTATCCCCAAAGAGCCCTTTGAGTATGTGGCACTGAATGTCAGCTTGGGCCAGGTAGTGGGGCAACTGAGTGCCAGCGAGCTGCAAGCCGCTGGTGTATTGGCCAACTGCCATGTGAACATTGTACAGACAATAGAACACGCTGAGTTTACCAACTACCAGAATGAGCTCAAGTACCTGACTACTAACAGCGACAGGCTGGATCATCTGTCAGGTTTGATTGCACAGATCAACAACACTGGCAACACACTTGTGCTGGTGGACAGAATTGAGAGCGGCAAAGAATTAGTCAACAGACTGCCAGACAGTGTGTTTGTCAGCGGACAGATGAAGGGCGAAGACCGACAGGAAGAATATGATGAGATTGCCACCAGCACTGGAAAGATTATTATCGCTACCTATGGAGTTGCTGCTGTGGGTATTAACATTCCTCGTATTTTTAATCTGGTACTGCTGGAACCGGGAAAGAGCTTTGTCAGAGTTATCCAATCTATTGGCAGAGGTATCCGCAAAGCTGAGGACAAAGACTTCGTCCAGATCTGGGACATAACAGCAAACTGCAAATTTGCCAAACGACATTTGACCAAACGAAAACAGTTTTATAAAGAGGCCAACTACCCATTTACACAAGAAAAATCTACATACAAATAAGGAAATAGCATTGCGTATTCTAACAGTAGAAAATACAGTATTTGAGATAAACAATTTACCAGATCAGATTGAAGATTTGAGATTTTGTGTACTGGACAACAGCAACCCAGCAGAGGCAGATTACTATTTTTTACCACTGGTATTTCTGGAAAGTTTCAACGATCCAGCATTGCTGATAAAGATCGGCAAACACAAGATCATGATGCCCTACAACTGGCGTATCCTAATCGGTGAAGCTGAGATTGGAGATCTGGAAGCACTGCCGCTGACCAAACTAAACGATCGTGGATTTGAGGCATTTACATTCAATCCACTTAGTAGTTTTAGAGCTGAGTTCATGCCCATCGACATCATAGATATCTATCAGGATGTTCGCTGGTACTTCCCCAAGGTCAAGAACGGGCAACTGTTATGTGTGCCTCTGTCAGACGGACCCAAGCCAGTGTGTGCTTACTTTGTTAAAGAGATCAGCCGTGCAAGTGAATTCATTGACATCCAAAAGATTGTGTAGTATAGTAGTTCAATGTCAGACAAACTAAGCATCAATAATGAAATGGCTCAATTGGACAGCAAAAATCGTAACTTTTACGATGAGCTGACCATTGAGGAGCGCAAGAAGTTCAGCACATATCTGATGTTGCGATATGGCAGCAGCATTGGTGGCAACAGCAGTGAATTGCAGAGCTATTATCTGCAGAGCTGTAACCAGCAGGTTAATCGTCATTTCTGGACTCTAGGCAAACACACCAAACTGCAATGGTTGTTACTGACTACTATCAGCCCAGGCATGGGCAATCACAGACATGAATGGCTGGCATTCAAAGGCAAGCAGGCCAAGAACAAGCGTGGCAGATTGATCAGCGATCTGTATCCTGATATGAAACTGTCAGATGCAGAACTGTTGGCAGACACCATATCAGATGCAGAGCTCAAACAGTATCTACAGGATCTGGGCTGGGAAGACAAGAAGATCAAGGAAGCACTTAAATGACCATCAAGAATGTTTATGTCAAAGACCAATATGGCAATCAAATGGGCTGGGGCAATGCACAGGATACACACGGTGGACAGGATATCAATATCCAGCTGAATTATGAACTGACGGAAATGATAAGATGGTGGAAGGAATGGGGACCGGTGTTCAGCAATTCCAATCCCACTGTGACAGATGCCCTGCACCAGGCCAAAGTGTTGCACGATGTCACACAGGCATAAGCATGTGCTATTACCTCCTGACGACATCGCAGACTGGTTCTGTTTGCCGTTTAGCACTCATCGGCATTTTCCCGATCTAGAATTTGACGGCTGGTTGAACAATGACACTGTTGGTAGATATTATAAGTCACATAGCCATATATACTTTGAGCAAGAAGATGATGCTATCATGTATAGCCTGAGGTGGATGTGAGCGAATTAATCAAATTAATCCGTGAGGCAGCAGCAGACGTGAAACCTGGTGAGAACAAATGCCGGTTTTGTGGGCAGGGCTTTGTGAAAGAAAGCACCCTGGCTGTGCATCAGTGCGAGCCCAAACGCCGTGCCCAGCAGAAAGGTGAGAAAGGTGTGCAGATAGCTTTTGCAGCCTGGATCAGATTCTATGAGCTGAGTCAGGGCAGTGCCAAAACTAAATCGTATGACGATTTCTGCAATAGCCAGTTTTACAATGCTTTTGTCAAGTTTGGTAGACATTGCGTGAGCATCAGTGCTGTGAACACTCAGCAGTTCACTGAGTATGTGTTGAGGCAGCAGATCAAAATTGATCGCTGGTGCACAGACAAAGTGTATGATGCCTATCTGTTCCAGCTGCTGAGGTCAGAACAAGCCACAGATGCTGTAGAACGCAGTATCATTACCATGCAAGACTGGGCAAATGAAGCAAAAGCACCTGAACAACCGCCAGAGTTTTCAGAATATTTCCGTGTGGTCAGCAACAACAGATTTGTCCTGCATGTGCAGAATGGGCGTATCAGCCCCTGGGCTATATACTGTAGTGAATCTGGTATCGAAAAATTGGAAACATTAACCGACGAACAAGTGGGAATGATCATTCGTTGGATCGATCCTGAATTTTGGCAGAAACGCATGAAGGATTTTTCAGCCGACACGGCAATGATAAAGCATATTATGGAGCAAGCTGGATTATGAAAGCACCAAGCAGCAGCAAGTATGATTACACACCTAATGAAACAGATTGGCACATGGCACTGGCCTGGTTGCCTGTTAAAATTCAGGGGGAATGGTATTGGTTATGTGATGTAATGCGTCGCCGTATTTTTGTTACAGACAGTTTCTTTACCAGTCGTTGGGAATATAAATTTGCCACAATAGCTGACAAGCAACGGTACATAGACGAGAACAAATAATGTTTGACATTGACATTGATGTGGGTGACAGGGATCGGTTGTTAAAACTGATCGAGCATACACCTGCCAGTATTAATCGTGATGCACAAATAACCAAGCACAACACTGGCATCTATGTAAATCCTATTCCTGCTAACCCTATTACTGGGCTCAGTAACATAGACTATCAGGTAGCTGAACAGCTGGGTTATGTTAAGTTAGATATCCTAAATGTGCATGTGTACAATCAGATAACAGATAACGCACATTTGGATCAGTTGCTGGCACAGGAACCTGATTGGCAACAGCTACATGATCAGTCATTTGTTCAGAAGCTGATACATGTG